CAAGGCAGCAAACCTCAATTCGGCTACTGACCAACAGAACCTGGACTTCGTTGAGCAGGAATCCGGTGTCAAGCAAGAGCGCGATCTCCAGAAACAAGGAGAGCAAGCCCGTGCTCAAGGCGGACTGAAGATGCTGGAACACTACCTGGAACTGCGCAAACCAAAGGGCAAGTAAATATTTCTTTGCGATAAGTTGATTTTTAGCTATAGTAGCGACGAAACACTTCTATTACCTTTTAGAAAGCACTAGTAGAAAACCATGACCGACAACGAACAACAACTTGCCGCGCTGGATCGCCAGATCGAATCGGCCAAGGAAACCCTGGAGGTGGGCAAAGCCTTGGCTCGCCTGCTGACCAACCCGGACTTCAAGAAGGTAGTCATCGAAGGCTACCTGAAAGACGAAGCCATCCGTCTGGTGCACCTGCGCGGTGACCCCCAGCTGCAGGAGCCCCTGCAACAGGCCGGCATCCTGCGCGACATCGACGGTGTGGGTTCGTTCAAGACCTTCCTTGACGTGGTGGCCTTTAAAGGCCGTGACGCGGAACGCTCGATCGCCGATGCCGAAGCGCAGAAGCAGGAGATCGAACAAGAGGAGGCTGAATAATGGCCGGCGATAACCAAGACCAGGATCAAAGTTCGGTCCTCGAACTCTCCGATGAGGAGTTCATGAAGCAGGGCGGTTCCTTCTCCGCACCGGCTGCCAGCAGCACCTCCTCCGATGAGGATGAGGCAGCGCGTCTGGCCCGTGAAGAGGAAGAGCGCAAGGCTGCTGAAGACGCTGCTGCCCAGGCTGCAGCTGCCAACGCCGATGCCACCAACGAAGGCGATGACGATGAAGAAGCAGCCCGCAAAGCAGCAGAAGAAGCGGCAGCGCAAGCTGCACAGGCAGGCACGGAAGGCGCCGATCCGGCTGCTGGCAAGGCTGCGGATGACGCGAATGCTAATGGTGACGGTGCTGCCAAGCGTGGTCCCGATGGCAAATTTGTAAAACAGGACACTAAGGCCGGCGAGCAAGACCCGGCTGGAAAGGGTACTGAAGGTGCTAACGACGGCAAGGCCGCCGACCCGCAGGGTAAGGCGGACGCGGCCGGAGTCGTGGACTACAAAACGCAATATGAAGAGCTGCTGAAGCCCTTCAAAGCCAATGGCCGTGACATCAAAGTTGAGAGTGTGGATGAAGCCCGTCGCCTGATGCAGATGGGAGCCAACTACAACAAGAAGATGGCCGGCATGAAGCCTCACCTGGCGATCCTGAAGATGTTGGAGAACAACGCTCTCCTGGATCCCACCAAACTGAGCTTCCTGATCGATCTGGACAAGAAAAACCCGGAAGCGATCAGCAAGCTGGTAAAAGACGCGGGGATCGATCCCCTGGATATCTCCGCGGAAAAGGCAGGCGGTTACACGCCTGGCAACCACAAGGTGCATGACACCGAAGTCGAACTCGACCAAGTGCTGGATGAGATGAAAGACTCTCCCAAGCGCGATGCGACACTCGACCTGGTGGGCAACCAGTGGGATGCCAAGAGCAAGCAGATGATTGCAGGACATCCGCAAATGCTGAAGGTCATTAACGGGCACATGGAGTCCGGTATCTACGATCTGATCGCAACGGAAATGGAACGCAAGAAGCTGTTTGGCGGCCTGAATGGTTTGTCTGATCTGGAAGCATACCGGCAAGTTGGGGATGCGATGGCAGCGGACGGTAAGTTTGACCACATCTTGAATCCGGCCGGCCAGCCGGGCGCAGGTGGGCAACAAACTACCGTGGCGAAGACCGTCGTTCAGCCATCACCGAAGAAGGCGGATGACAGCAAACGTGAAGAACAGCGTCGTGCTGCGGCTCCGGCCAAAGGCGCCGCACCGACCGGCAAAGCCAAGATGGATTTCGATCCACTGTCTTTGCCTGACGAAGAATTTGCCAAACTCAAACCCAACTTCTAAAGGAAACTGAACCATGGGACGCGAATATAACGATCCAGCTAATGGCGATCCATCGTCCATCGGCACGCAGCTGCAGACCCACTACTACTACAAGGAAGCACTGATCGAGGCGCGTAAAGAGCAATACTTTACCCAGCTCGCCGACGTGCGCTCCATGCCGAAGAACTTCGGCAAGAAGATCAAGCAGTACCACTACATCCCGCTGCTGGATGACGCCAACATCAACGACCAGGGTATCGACGCTGCCGGCGTGGCCATCACCAATGCCCAGTACTACGTCACCATGCCGCGCCTGGTGCTGTCCGTCGCCAACGCCGGTAAAGCTGCTGCGGCTGCCGCCCTGGCCGACAACGCCGACGGCGTGACTGCAGTTGCTGGTGCCGACGGTTCTGCGGGTGTGGGCTTTGCCACCGTGACCCTGTCCAAGTCTCAGTTCAAGGTGGCTTCCGTCGCCAAGGCCAACGCCATCACCGCCCTGAACCTGGGCGCCGTGGTGCTGCAAGGCTCCGGTAACCTGTACGGCTCGTCCAAAGACGTGGGTACCATCTCCGGCAAGCTGCCTGTGCTGTCGGAAACCGGTGGCCGTGTCAACCGCGTGGGTTTCAAGCGTGTGGAACTGGAAGGTACCTTCGAGAAGTTCGGCTTCTTCGATGAGTACACCCAGGAATCCCTGGACTTCGATACCGACGCCGACCTGGACCGTCACGTGTCGCGTGAGATGATCAACGGCGCATCGGAGATCACTGAAGACGCGCTGCAGATCGACTTGCTGACCGCCGCTGGCGTGCTGCGTTACGCCGGCAATGCGACCTCCAAGGACTCCATCGGTTCCGATGACCTGGTGTCGTACAGCGACCTGATGCACCTGGCCATCGACCTGGACAACAACCGCACGCCGAAGCACACCACGGCGATCACCGGTACCCGTCTGGTCGACACCAAGACCATCTCCGCGGCCCGTGTGATCTACTGCGGTTCCGAGCTGGTGCCGACCCTGATGGCAATGAAAGACCTGCACAACGAGCGTGCTTTCATCCCGGTCCAGAAGTACTCGGCAGGCGGCAACACCTTCACCGGTGAACGCGGTGCAGTCGACAACTGGCGTGTGGTCGTGGTGCCGGAAATGATGAAGTGGGCCGGTGCTGGTGCCGACGCTTCGGGCGACGCCATCTGCTATGAAACCAACGGCCGCTACGACGTGTTCCCGATGCTGGCCATCGGTGACGGTTCGTTCACCACCATCGGTTTCCAGACCGACGGCAAGACCGTGAAGTTCAAGATCTTCAACAAGAAGCCAGGCGAGGAAACCGCCGACCGTAACGATCCTTACGGTGAAACCGGCTTCATGTCGATCAAGTGGTACTACGGCTTCATGGCCCTGCGTCCTGAACGTATCGGCCTGATCCTGACCGCTGCCAAGCTGTAATCCTGGCTTGAAGGAGGGGGCTCCGGCCTCCTCCTTTTTACTTGAACTCCTAACCGCTGACCAAAGAAAGAACTGCAATGAGCGACCAAACCAATGACACCCTGAACCAGCTGGACCAGGATCCGGCTGCCCTGACCCAAGAAGATGATCTGGAAGCGCTGAAGGCGCGTGCCAATCTGTTGGGCCTGACCTTCCATCCATCGATCTCCGCCCCCAAACTGCGCGAGAAGATCACTGCCCACCTGAATGCAGAAGCCAATCCAACCCAACCGGCCGGCATGCCTGCTGCTGCTGCATCCACTGCACAGACCACGGCTGCAGAGCAGACCTTTGAAGACAATCCGGTAGGTTCCGCTGAGCCGGCCCCGGTCGTCTCCGGCGCCGTGACCGCCATCGAGAACACCGACGACGATTCTGTCAAGTTTGCCCCGGCCGAAACCGACAACCAGAAGCGCAAGCGCATCCGCATGGAAGCCAATCGCCTGGTGCGCATCCGCGTGGCCTGCATGAACCCGGCCAAGAAGGAATGGCAGGGTGAGATCTTCACCACTGGCAATGCTGCCGTCGGCACCCTGAAGAAATTCGTGCCCTTCAACGTGGAAGAAGGCTGGCACGTACCAAAAATGATTCTGGACATGATCCAGGCCCGTCAGTGCCAGGTGTTCGTCACCAAGAAGGCCAAGAACGGCATCAAGGTCCGTGAAGGCAAGCTGATCAAGGAATTCAACGTCGAGATCCTGCCGGACCTGACCGAAGATGAGCTCCATGATCTGGCCCAACGCCAGGCCATGGCCGGTGGCGTGAGCGCGGAATAAGGGGTAAGCACTCATGGCACGCACGCCGATTACCGTCACTGACCTGACCACCGGTGCGCTGGGCGGTACCGGCGTGTTCGACAAACTGATGGATGCCAACAAGGCCCATCTGGAAGCCGAATTCGCCAAGAACCGCATCACCGGTGCCGACTACGCCCAGGTCTACCTGGGCGCCCTGCAAGCCACCATGAATGCCGCCGTATCGTTCCTGGTGGAACGTGATCTCATTGCACTGAAAGCCGATCTGCTAGACAAGCAAGTTGCTAACGAAACCAAGAATGGTGAACTGATCGATGCCCAGGTCTGCAAGCTGAAAGCCGAGTATGACCTGACCATGGAATCGGTGACCAAGACCACCAAGGAAACCGAGTTGCTGGGCCAGAGGGTCGTGACCGAGAAGGCCCAGACCATGGAACTGGGTGTGGATGACAACTCGGTCATCGGCAAGCAGAAGAAGCTGTACCAGGCCCAGACCGATGGCTTTGCCCGTGATTCCGAACAGAAGGCGGCCAAGATCATGATCGACACCTGGAATGCGCGCCGCATGACGGATGACGGTACCGTGGCCGAC